TTAGGGCAGCCAGGCGCCAAGCACCACCCCGATAATCGCGTACTCATCGGCATTCTGCGCCGGGCAACCCGGCATGCTTCCCTTAAGCCATCGATGCCCGACTTCCTCGACATACCTTCTAAAGATGAGCTCCGCGCTGTCACAGCGTTTCGCTATCACCTTATCGCCGGACATGAGCTCGGTTATGCCGGCAGTAACGGGTTCGACAAGTATCAAGGCGCCCTTTGGGTAATTGGCGCCGGCAGAGCCGCTCATCGTGTCATCCCGCACCGGCAACCAGTAGGCCTGAGCGCTGCATTGCACCATCGCCGGGTAGTGGACGGTCGTTCCTTTGCGCAGCTGTTCATGAGACAACGGCAATGTCCACGCCAGCAGCGGCAGCGTTTTACCCAAGGTCTGCGAAGTCTTCTGCCTGACGGGGCGTAGCCCGATTTGCTCCAGGCCATCCAGCCAGCCGATTTGCACGGCAAAGTACTGTTCAATCCTTCGCGCCATATCGCCACTGATGCCCTTTTTGCCTTTCTTGCCCGGCGGGTAGAGCAGGCGAGAGACATAGTCTGCGGCAATACCGAGCGCCTCCGCAAGGCGCTTTTGCCCCCCGACGCCGAGGTTATCGATCAGGATGATCAGGCGCTCTCGCCGCATCTCCTGGAGGTGCATTTTTTGCTCGTTTTTCATGGGGCCATCGTACCTAAATTTACCTATAGGTAAATGGATTTTCGCTATTGAAAAAAAGATACCTCTGGGTATACTTGATACTGTTTATTTATACAGTATTTGGTGTAATACCCTCGGCGAGCACGCCGGGCGGAGCGGTTGTTGCGTGTTGGCGCACGCCGAGCAGAAGAACGGCTCGACCGACGTCGGTCAACGACATGGAGCCCTGGCGATGTGGCAAACGCCCAAAGGAGGTGGAAGCATGAGAGATATGAATGAAGTGTTGGAGCGGTGGGGCGTATGGGCCAGGGATAACAGCGGCATCGATTATTCCCCCATTGCTGCCGGGTTCAGAGGGCTGTTGTCCTATAAATCGAAAGGTGAACGTTCCTGCTGCGATGATGATGGCCTGGTGATCGACGGTTGTGTGGGCAGATTGAAGAAATACAGACCCGAAGAGTTCGATCTCATCATTGCCCACCATGTTTATGGCATATCTCTGCGTAAGATCGCCCTGAAAAGGAAATGTTCAGACGGTACGATACGCAAAGAGATGCAAACGGCGGAGGGATTCATCGGGGGATGCCTGGCGATGTTGGATATAAAGTTGAGTATGGATCGCTGAAACTGCTGTCGTTGACGTTGATGAGGGTTTATTTCTCGTTTCACTGTGACATCAGGAATAACAATAGCGTATGCGCGTTGCAATAATTTAAAAAAAGACTCACGCGTACGCAAATAAGCGCGTAATCTGATAAAACTGAATCGTTGCCGGCGCCGCCGCACGACAACTAAACCTCGCTCCGGCGGGGTTTTGTTTTTTTATAATAAAAGACTTATGCGTACGCAAATAAGCGCGTAATCTGATAAAGCTGAGTCGTTGCCGGCGCCGCCGCACGATAACTAAACCTCGCTCCGGCGGGGTTTTGTTTTTTTATAATAAAAGACTCACGCGTACGCAAATAAGCGCGTAATCTGATAAAACTGAGTCGTTGCCGGCGCCGCCGCACGATAACTAAATCTCGCTTCGGCGGGGTTTTTCATTTTTAGTCTCCTTGTCAAAACGGTCAATCACTCACTGAATAATGACTGTCGTTGAATGACCACGACGGGAGGCTTATCCTTCTCCTTTATAAAACGGCGCAATCCTTATTTATCTGCTCAGGTTGAACAGAATGGATAAGCCATTTTCGACAGCGTAAATGGCCGCTTTTTAAATGGAACAGGAATGACGAAGAGGGGCGCCGCATTTAGCCGCTCTTTTCCATGACTCCCGACGATCGGGCTATGCCCCGGTAAGGGGAGGGTGATGATTATGCCTTGGAAAAATGAACCAAACATCCTTTCAATGCTGCTTGCTTTCGGCATGACGCTGCTGGGGGCGATCGCCAGCTATTCCTTCAAGGTTTTGAACGGCGAAACCTTTAGCTGGAGGACGCTGTTTTTGCAGCTGTTCGTCTCTATTTTCGCCGGCTTGACCATGGTGATGATTGCGCTGCATTACGACTGCCCTTCGGAGGTGATGGGCGGCGTATGCGGCATGGCGGGGTGGTCTGGAGCATCGCTGATCAAGGCATTGGAACGACGATTTCTCAATAAAGCGTCAGGAGGAAACCAATGAAGATAAGTGACGATGGCATGGCGCTGATTAAGCGTTTCGAAGGCCTGCGGTTGCAGGCTTATCAGGACTCGGTCGGCGTTTGGACCATCGGCTACGGGTGGACTCAACCGGTAGCGGGACGAAAAGTGGGGGCCGGCATGGCGATCGATGCCGCAACGGCCGAACGTTTGCTGGTGTGCGGTGTCGCCCAATTCGAACAGGGCGTCGAACGGCGGGTGGCGGTGACGATCACGCAGGGGCAGTTCGATGCGCTGGTGAGCTTCGCCTATAACCTGGGCTTGCGCGCGCTGGAGAAATCGACGCTGCTGCGCCGGCTGAATGCCGGCGATCGGCAGGGGGCGGCCGACCAGTTTGACCGATGGGTGAATGCGGGCGGTGTGCGGCTCGATGGTCTGGTTGCCCGGCGTGCGGCGGAACGCGCGCTGTTCCTTTCCTGATGCCTGAATGCGTCTGTAAAACGATTCCCCTAAAAACGATGGAGACCTTGCCCAAATGATTGAAGATGAAATCCAACGCTCGCTGGCCGCGCTAACCCACCTGGCGGTTCATCCGCTGATCTTGCCGGATCCGCAGCAAGAAGGTGCGACCTATCAGAAGATCAGCGATCTGAAAGTGAACACCGGTCTGGTTGACAGCTCGCTGGTGCAGAGCCGTTTTCAGATCGTGCTGTACGTGATCGACGATTACTCCCGGCTGATCGCTCTGGATAAGGCGGTTTTGAACGCCTGGGAAGGGGTTCGGCATGGCCACATCGGCCAATGGCCGGTACAGGCGGTTACGCGCAGCACCCTTTTGCAGAGCGCCACGCCCTTGGCGGATAACCGCGTTCAGTATCGGATGGCGCGCGATTACCTCATTACCCATTCCGAGGTGGCGGCGTGATCGCCATAAACGTTTCCGGCATGGCGGAATTGGCTCGCCGCTTGGAAGCGATTCGGCGCGAGGTCGCCAGTCACATTCTGCCGGAGGCAGGTCACGCCGCGCTGGCGCCACTGCTCAGCACGATGCGGCAGTGTGCTGATCGGGGGGCGTCAAACAGCGAGCCATCGCTGAGCGCAGGCATCGCGATACGCCCGGCCGTTACCGGATGGAACGCGGTGACGTTGCGTGTCGGCCCCAGTAAACAGCATTACCACAGAGCCCTGGCGCAGGAGTACGGCACGGCAACGCAAGCCGCCGCTCCGTTTATTCGCCCTGCGCTGGATCACCATAAGCACCAAGTGTTACGCATCCTGGCGGCTAACGTCCGCTATGGCATCGAAAACCGGTAGCGACCGCTACCATCCTTCATCAAAAAAGAGAGAGAAAAACTATGGCTGATATAACTTCGCCAGAATACGCCATGCTGCCTGCCGGCACTATCGTCAAATGGGGCACCGTTGGGGCTGCACCGACGGCCATGAAGGCGCTGACCAACTGTAAAGCGGTGGGTGAAATGGGGCAAACCGGCGGTTTTGTCGATTGCACCACGCTGCTGGATACCGCCAAGCAGTTTATTTCCGACCTGCCGGAAGGCGCGGAGAAATCCATCGGTTTCATCGACGATCCGTCCAACGCCGATTTCGCGGCGCTGCTGAATGCGGCAGACAAGCGCGAAACGGTGCAGTTCTACGTCGAGCTGCCGAACGGCCGCACCTCTACCTCCATCCTGTCGCTGTCCGGCTGGAAAATGAATGAGATCACCGCCCCGGCGAGCGAAGTCATTCAGATTACCGTCCAGGGCAAGCAAAACAGCAACACCTGGGGCACGGTCACCCCGAAAGTGTGACGATCCGGCGATCGCGCTGGGTTAACGCCTGAGGGCGCTCGGCGCGATCGCTTCCGCCGCGGGCCATGCGGTCTGCGGCAACCCGCTGATGCACAGAGTAAACTGAATTGAACAAGGAAAAACCGATGACAGAGAAATACGATTTGAAAGCGCTGAAAGCGGCGCTGCTGAAATCTGACGACCACGTGATCGAAACGCAGATCTTTGGCGCCAAAGCCTTTATCCGCCGCCTGAAAGCCGCGGAGCTGCAGGAAAACGAAGACGGCATGAAGGCCGCCATCGACAGCGGCGACATGAACAAAGCCGCACAGCTCAATGTGCAGCTGCTGCTGTCTTGCCTGATGACGCCGGACGGCAAACGCATCCCGGCAGGCGCCTTGCCGAGCGTTGACGATCTGCTGGCAGCGCATGACAACCCGACGCTGGTCGAAGCCATCGGCGCCGTCAAGCGCCATGCGGTCGGCAGCCTGGAGGAAGCGGAAAAAAACTGACTGACTCGCCCTGGCTGATGTTGGTGTTCCAACTGGCCGATCGCTGGGGTGAGTCGGATCCTCGCAAGATCGCCGCGCTGCCGGCGCACATCCTGAATCACTGGCGGGCATACTTCAAACTGCAAGGCATGACGGCCGATGCGGCGGAGAGTGCCCCCGTTCATCAATCCGGTCAGCCCGCGCAAAGCAGTATTGATATGCAGTGTGCTGACGTTATGCGAGTGCTGGGAAATGGCTGATACCGCACAGTTGGTCGTCGGGTTGCAACTGAATGACACCAACTTTAAAAACAAACTGACGGCGGCTTACCGCACCGCCGGGGAACAATCCGCCAAATTTAACCGCCAGGCTCAGCAGGATGCGAAGAAGACCGACGAGTCGTATCAACGCATCGGCGGCACGCTTGGCGGCCTGGCGGGGAAACTGGCTGGGCTGGCCGGCGTTGAGCTGTCGCTGCAGGGCCTCGCCGCCACCTCGCGCCAGTATGGGCAGGCGCTCACCGAACTTGCGTCCATCACCGTCGCCGCGACGGCGCAGATGAAACAGTTGGACGACGCGGCCCGCCAGGCGAGCAGCGCTTCCGGCGAAGGCGGCAGCCGGGCGGAGGAGATGCTGAAACTGGCCGGCGGCCTGAATGACAGCGCGGCGGCCTGGCGCGATCAGGCTGCGGCGGCGCGCGGGGCGGCTCAGGCGACATCGGGCGTCGGTTCTGCCTCTCGCGTCGCGCTGGGGATGCTTGGTGGCCCGATCGGTGTCGCCATCCAGGCGGGATTGGGGATGGCATACTTTTATGAGCAAACAATGCAAGCCAAAGAGGCTGCGGTGAGTCTGAAAGATGCTGCGATTCTAACTACGTCAGAGCTTATCAAACTGTCTAGTAAGCAACTTGCCCTGAGAAAATTAGATCTCAGTGAGCAGCTCGAGGAACAGCTTAGTGAGCGAGATAAGCAGCAGAACTTGTTGGATTATGCAAACAAGCGAATAGAACGAATACAGAGTAACCCAGGTCGGCTGGGTGACATATTTGGTGTTGAAAAGCAACTGCAAGCTACGCGGGTGCGTGCAGAAGCGGCTCTCGAGTCAATAGACATCGGGATTCAAAATACTCGCACTAGTATGCAAAATATTGACCAAGCTAACCTTCTTGTTTTGACAGGGGCAGCTCGTCAATTTAATCAGCCAGCAGGTAATATTTTGCCCGCTACTGCAACTGCGCAGGCGCAGTTGATGCCCTCTCCGCCCCCTGCTTATACATTGGATATTGTAAATACAGGTAATCTTGGACGTGAGCGACAGCAGGCTCTTGATCAGTACCAACAACTGCGTCAGGAAATCGAGCAGGCGCATCTGAGCAGCCTCGACAAAATCACCCAGGATGAACAAAGCGCGCAGGCCAAGCTGGCGTCAACAGCCAAGGCGGCCGGTGCCGGGCAGGCCGATGTGCAGCGTGCGATGGCGCTGAACGCCGAGAAGTATCAGCGGCAGCGGCAACAGCTCGCTGAACAATACGCGCCAGGGCAGGCGGCGGTGCGCAAAGAGCAAGAGATCGGCAAGGCGCTGAAGGCGTTGTATGACGGGCGGCTGTTGACCGAACGCGAGTACCAGACCGCCAGCCGGATGCAGCAGCAAGAAACGACGCGCCAGCGGTTGAAGGCTGAAACCGATGCGCTCGCCGCGCCGGGCATGAACATTGCCGGTGATGTGGATCCTGCCGTTCGCCTTAACAATCAACTGGTGCAGCAGCAGGCGCAATACCAGGCCTACTACCAGCAAGGCATTCTGGATAAACAGCGCTATGAACAGCTGATGCAGGCGGCGACGCAGGAATCGTCGGACGCTCAGTATCAGCAGGCGCTGAGTCTGTTCGGCGGGCAGAGCCGCGTGCACAAGATGGCGCTGGGGCTGGTGGACATGACGCGGGAACGGACCTCCGGCATGATGTTCGATCTGCTGACCGGGACGCAAAACTTTAAGCAAAGCATGCTCGGCCTGTTGACCTCCATGACGCAGTCCATCATTCAGCAACTGATCGATCTGGCGATGCAGGCGCTGTTGACCAGAACCATTCTTTCCACCTTTATGAATATCGGCAGCGGCTTGCTGGGCGGGGCTGCAAGCGCCGGCGCGGGCGCGGCCGGTTCAGGCGCGATGGGCATGCCGACCGGTTGGCAAGGCTATGTCCCCAACGCCAAAGGCGGCGTGTACGCCTCGCCCTCGCTGAGCGCATTCAGCGGCCAGATCGTCAGCAATCCCACGTTGTTTGCGTTCGCCAGAGGCACCGGCTTGATGGGCGAAGCCGGGCCGGAGGCCATTATGCCGCTCAAACGCGGCGCGGACGGTTCGCTCGGCGTGCGGGCGATCGGCGGCGGCCAGCAGTCTGCGGCGGCGCCGAATGTCTACATCACCATAGAGAACGGCGGCAACGTCAGTTCGCAGGCCGATCCGGGATGGGGCGAGTTCGGTAAACGGATGGGCAATATCGCCGCGCAGGAAAGCCAAAAGGTAATCAACCGTAACTTGATGCCGGGCCAGCCGATTTGGAAAGCAATCAAGGGGATGTAATGGGCATTCAGACATTTGAATTTCCGGCGCGCGTCAATGCCGCCGGCGATATGCGCTTTCGCGTCAGAAAGGCGCAGTTCGGCGACGGCTATGCGCAGGTCTCCGGCGACGGCATTAACCCGATCGTGCGCTCCTGGGATCTGACCTTTGTCGGCAAGTATGACTACATCACGCCGATTATCGTCTTTCTGGAAAATCATCATGGGGTGAAGTCCTTCCAATGGACGCCACCGACGCAGGTTCCCGGCCTTTACCGCTGCGAGGGTTATAAACCGGTCGCGATGGGCGGGGACAACTATTCACTGACGGCCACGTTTACCGAGGCTTTTCACGTTTAACCGGGGGAGATGATGCTGAATTCAGATTTGCAAAAGCTGGAACCGGGCAACCGCATCCGCCTGATTGAGGTAGACGGCACCCGGTTTGGCGCCGATATTCTGCGCTTTCATTGCGATACTCTGCCTTTTACGCCGCAAGAGCTGGCCGCCGCCGGCGGTGATGAAAGCAAACTGCCGGCGAAATCGATCTGGTGGCAGGGGCAGGAGTACGGCCCATGGCCGTTTAGCATAGAAGGATTGGAGATCTCCGCCGACAGCCAGGGCAACGCGCCCAAGCTGTCGGTCGCCAATATCAACGGCCTGATCAGCGCGCTCTGCCTGCAGTTTGAGGACATGGCGCAGGCCAAGGTGCGGATCCACGACACGCTGGTGCACTACCTTGACGCCCGCAATTTCCCGCAAGGGAACTCTTCGGCCGATCCGCTGCAGGAAAAGCTGCAGGTGTTCTACATCGATCGCAAGGCGACGGAAAGCGATGAGGCGGTGGAGTTCGAACTCTCCAGCCCGGCGGACCTGCGGGGGTTGCGCATCCCGACTCGGCAAATCCACAGCCTGTGCACCTGGTGCTCGCGTGGCGGCTATCGCACCGGTAACGGCTGCGATTACGCCGGTAGCCGTTACTTTGACGACAAAGGCAACCCGGTGGAGGATCCGAGTCAGGATCGCTGCGGCGGGCTGTTGAGCGACTGCCAAAAACGCTTTGGCGAGCACGAGCCGCTGCCGTTCGGCGGCTTCCCCGGCGCGGCGTTGATCCGGCAGTAGGGGGCGAGCATGAAAGAAAAAACCGCGACGGCCATTATGGCGCACGCCAGGGCTGAGTACCCGCGCGAATGCTGCGGCGTGGTGGCGCAAAAATCCCGCGTGGAGCGCTATTTTCCGTGCCGAAACCTGGCAGACAACCCCACCGAGCAGTTTCATCTGGCGCCGGAAGATTACGTGGCCGCCGCCGAATGGGGCACCATCACCCTCATTGTGCACAGCCACCCGGACGCCACAACGCAGCCGAGTGAGCTGGACAAGGCGCAGTGCGACGCGATGGAGTTGCCCTGGGCGATCGCCAGCTGGCCGGAGGGGGATTTGCGCACCATTTTGCCGCGCGGCGAACTGCCGCTGGTGGGCCGCCAGTTCGTGCTGGGGCATACCGACTGTTGGGGGCTGGTCATGAGCTATTTCCGCCAGGAGCACGGCATAACGCTGCAGGATTACCGCGTTGATTACCCGTGGTGGGAGCAGGGTGAAAACCGCTATCTGGAAAACTGGCATGCCTGCGGCTTTCGCGAGTTCGATGGCCCGCCGCGCCCCGGGGATATGGCGATCATGCAGGTTTCGGCACCGGTGGCCAACCACGCCGGCATTCTGCTGGCAGATGGCCTGTTGCTGCACCACATGTACGGCATGCTCAGCCAGCGGGTGCCTTACGGCGGGTATTGGAAAGAGCGAACGGTGAAGGTGTTGCGGCATAGAGAAATGATGTAATTCTCTGTTATGATGAAAAAAATAACAGAGGGAATACTGATGAAGAAACTCCTATTACCCATCACGTTGTTGATGTTGGCAGGTTGTGCAAATCCGGAACTAACAAAAAAGGTTACTGCTGAGTTTACGTCTAAAAAGGATGTAAAGAATTTATCCGTTTGCATCGCTGAGAAATCAGACATGAGAACGTTTAATATGCTACGAATTGAAACAACAGAAAAGCCAGCCAGGGACGGTGGTGTTTCTTTAGCTCTGATTAATGGCGGTGACTATATTGACATTATACCAGAGGCATTAGGCAGCAAGGTTATATATCGTGGTGAAGGTTCGAGACCAATGCTCGGAATGCTAACGTATAGAAATGATGAAGTAATAGCAGATATTAAATCATGTTTGTAAAAACGAACATAGTAATCAAAGCCATCAATTGATGGCTTTTTTATGGGGATAATTACATGTCGTTAATTGAAATTCCACTCAGAACGGTAAGATTTCACGGACCGTTGATCAAAGCTTTTGGGAGAGAATTCAAATATCGGGCTACGACGGTACCCAAAGCCATTGATGCAATGAAGAACTTGTTACCCGGTTTCGAGCGCTACATGCTTGAGGCGCACAAACGCGGCCTGACATTTTCTATTTTCGTCGGTAAACGCAATGTCGGGCAGGATGAGCTGGAGTTCACCAAAGGGGCGGAAGATATTCACCTTGTTCCCGTTGTGATTGGGAGCAAGCGCGCAGGCTTATTCCAGACCGTGCTGGGCGTGGCGCTGGTTGCCGTGGCTATGTATGTTTCAGCGGGGACTGCGGCTGGTGCCATGGGGGCATTTACGGCCGGTGGGACAACTGGCATGGCGGCGATGGCCGGCGCTTCCATGGCCCTCGGCGGCATTCTCCAAATGCTCTCCCCGCAAATGGGCGGGCTGCGCATGCGGCAAGGCCCGGAAAATAAACCGAGCTATGCCTTTGGCGGGCCGGTCAACACCACGGCGCAGGGCAACCCCGTCGGCGTGCTGTACGGCACGCGTGAAATTGGCGGGGCGATTATCTCCGCAGGCATTTATACCGAAGACCAGCAATAACAACTTCCGTTTGAACAGACAGCCGCAATAGCGGCTTTTTTTATGGGCGAAATATGGCACAGAACATGATCCGTGGGCGTAAAGGCGGCGGCGGTGGCGGCCACACGCCGGTAGAATCGCCGGACAGCATTCAGTCGATCGCCAGAGCGAAGATGCTGTTCGCATTAGGCGAAGGGGAGTTTGCCGGCGGGCTGGATGGCACAAACATTTTTGTTGACGGTACGCCGGTGCTGAGCAGCGACGGAACGGAAAACTTTCCCGGTTTCCGCTGGGAATTCCGCCCTGGCTCGCAGGCGCAGGAATATATCCAGGGTATTCCCGCCGTTGAAAATGAGATCTCGGTCGGCAGCGAACTGAAAAGCGGCGCGCCGTGGGTGCGCTCCGTCTCTAACCTGCAACTTTCCGCCGTCCGCCTGCGCCTGGGTTGGCCCATGCTGCAAAAGCAGGCGGACAACGGCGACGTCAACGGCTATCGCATCGAGTACGCCATCGACGTGGCGACCGACGGCGGCAGTTACCAGGAGGTGTTAACGGCGGCGATCGACGATAAAACCACCTCGCTGTATGAACGCTCGCACCGCATCAATTTGCCGAAGGCCACCACGGGATGGCAGCTGCGCGTGCGCCGGTTGACGCCTAACGCCAACAGCGCCCGGATCGCCGACCGCATGAACATCGTGGCGCTGACCGAAATCATCGACGCCAAGCTGCGCTACCCGAACACTGCGCTGCTTTACGTGGAGTTCGACTCGAAGCAGTTCCCCAACATCCCGAAGATCAGCTGCAAACCGCGCGGCCGCCTGATCCGCGTGCCGGACAATTACGATCCGCCAACGCGCAGCTATACCGGCATCTGGAGCGGCGGCTTTAAGTGGGCCTACAGCGATAACCCGGCGTGGGTGTTTTACGACATTATTTTGGCCGAGCGCTTTGGCCTCGGCGATCGCATCGACGCCTCCCAGGTTTCCGAGTCCGAACTGTACCGCATCGCGCAGTATTGCGATCAGCCGGTGCCGGACGGGCGCGGCGGCGAGGGCATGGAGCCGCGCTTCACCTGCAACGTTTATCTGCAGTCGCGGGAAGAGGCCTGGACGGTGCTGAGCGATTTGGCCGGCATTTTCCGCGGCATGACCTATTGGGGGCAAAACCAAATGGTCGCCCTGGCGGACATGCCGCGCGATATGGACTTCACCTACACCCGCGCCAACGTGATCGACGGCAAGTTTACCTACTCGTCAGCCAGCGAACGCACCCGCTACAGCACCGCGATGGTCAGCTGGTCCGATCCGGGCAACCATTACGCCGATGCGATAGAGGCGGTATTCGACAGCGATCTGGTACGCCGCTACGACGTGAACCAGACCGAGCTGACGGCTATCGGCTGCACCACGCCGAGCGAAGCGAACCGCCGCGGCCGCTGGGCGCTGTTGACTAACAGCAAGGATCGTACGGTCAGCTTCTCCGTGGGGCTGGACGGCATGATCCCCATGCCGGGGCATATCGTCGGCGTGGCGGACCAGATGCTGGCCGGGCGGGTGATTGGCGGGCGCCTCAGCGGCGTGGACGGCCGTAAACTGACGCTGGACAGGACGCCGGGCGCCAAAGCCGGCGATCGCCTGATCGTCAACCTGCCTTCCGGCCGGGCGCAGGCGCGCACCGTGCAGGCGGTGAATGATCGCGTAGTGACCGTCACCACCGCCTACAGCGAGACGCCGGCGCCGGAAGCGGCATGGTCCATCGATGCGGACGATCTGGCGGTGCAGCTTTACCGCGTGGTGGGCATCGCCGACAACGGCGACAACACCTATAGCGTCAACGCCGCGGAACACGATCCGAACAAGTACGCCCGCATCGATACCGGCGCGCGTATCGACGATCGTCCGATCTCCATCATTCCGCCCGGCGTGCAGGCGCCGCCGAAAAACATCACCATCGACAGCTACTCCTCGGTGAGCCAGGGTATCGCCATTACCACCCTGCGCGCCGCCTGGGGCGCGGTTGAAAATGCCATCGCCTATGAGGCGGAATGGCGCAAAGATAACGGTAACTGGGTGTCGGTGCCGCGCACCTCGGCGCTCGGCTTTGAAGTGCCGGGGATTTACGCCGGTCGTTATCGGGTGCGGGTGCGAGCCATCAACGCCAGTGACGTATCGTCTATCTGGGCGACGTCGATGGAAACCTACCTCAAGGGCAAAGAGGGTAAACCGCCGATGCCGCTGGACTTCAAGGCATCGCCTTTGCTGTGGGGCATCCAGCTCGACTGGGCGTTCCCTACCGGCGCTGAAGATACGCTGAAAACCGAAATTCAGTATGCGGACAACGCCGCCGGGAATAATGCGATGCTGCTGGCCGATATCCCGTATCCGCTGCACACACACGCCATGACCGGGCTGAAAGCGGGACAGGGCTTCTGGTTCCGCGCGCGCCTGCAAGACCGCACCGGCAATCAGGGCGACTGGACTGGCTGGAGCGCCGGGCAGGCGAACGCGGACGCCGGCGATTATCTCGAGAACATCGGCGACGAGCTCCTGACCGCGAAAGACGGCGAGCGGCTGGTGGGCGATATCGACACCAACATCGACGCCATCTTGCAGAATGCGCTGGCCAACAAGGCGACGGTGGATCACCAGTGGGCGCAGTACGGCACGGTGCGCGCCGATATCATGGTGGTGAAAACCACCATCGCGGAGGTCGATCGCGGGCTGGCCGAGATGAAAACCCAGGTGCAGGCGCAGATTGACGACGTCGCGGCGGTGCTGGAAGACAAACTGACGGCGACGGTAGACGCTGACGGCGCCACGGCCATCCATACGCTGAAAGCGGGCGTGCGGGTGAACGGCACCTTCTACAACGCCGGCATGTCGATCGCGGTATTGGCGGAAAACGGCAGGCCGGTCACTACCCGCGTCGGCTTTAACGCCAACCAGTTCGTGCTGATGAGCGGCAATAACAGCAATCAGTATTCGCCGTTTGCCGTGGTGGATGGGCAGGTGTTTATTAGCGACGCGTTTATTCGCAATGGCACTATCGATAGCGCAAAGATCGCACAGCATATCCAGTCTTCTAATTGGATAAGTGGGCAGCGTGGCTGGGCGATAAATAAAGATGGTGGGGCACAATTCAATAACATTAGCGCCCGTGGAGCAATATATGCCGACACCGGTGAGTTTAAAAATGGTGTGATTGGCAATTGTCGAATTCTTGAAAACTGTTCCATTGAGGGGAAACTTTCCGCCGCGAATATCGAGGGCGCGATCATGGATGGCTCGATGTTAAGCTGGACGGGTTATCATACTAATGCTAGTCGGTTATTACGTTTTGGCGGTAATAATGTTATTCCCGTTCGTGTTTTTGGACAGATTCAAATTAGAAGAAGCGGACGCGGCTATCCTCACGGTTATGGCGGGGTTAGGCAAAATGCAACCGGTGGAGGCTATATGCCAGAGGTTCCCGTTAGTTCCAGTTCAGGTAGCGGGCAACCTTCAGTATCCATCGTTTATATCGATACATTAATTGGAAAGTCTTCGACTGCCTTTTGGCAGCTTGCCTCAGGAGAGCTTGACCAAGGACAATCGCACTCAACGACTTTTATTGTGAATATCTTTGCCACGCCACAATATACGGCCTTTGCGCTGGAGTAATCATCACCTCCGTAACGAGGTTTTTATCAGGCTAATTTAGGAGGATACTTATGCCAGTAGGCACTCTCACCCTAACGAGTAATTCCATAATAGTAAAAGGTACCGGAACGGCCTTTAATACCGAATTAAAATCCGGTGATTTCATCGTGAGCGTGGTCGGTGGCGTCACCTATACGCTGCCGGTGAAAACCGTTGATAACGCCACGCAGGCCACGCTGGTTAAAGCCTATGACGGCTCGACTCAGGTCGGTGTTGCCTGGAATGCCGTACCGCGCGATGCAATGAACGCCATCACTGCCCAGTTGGCCGCAGAGACGGCGAAAGCCTTGCGTGGATTGAATTTCGATAAAGAGAACTGGCAGCAGGTATTCAGCGGTACCGGAAATATTACGATAACGATGCCTGACGGCAGCTCCTTTACCGGCCCTGCCTGGAATAGTATTACAGCGGCATTGGAAAATAAAGCCACTAAAGGGGTAAATAACGACATAACACAATTGTCTGCGCTGAGTACAGTTATTACTGTTTCCCAAGGCGGGACGGGAGCAAAAGACACAGCGACTGCACGTGCAAACCTTGGACTTGGCAACTCTGCGATGAGAAACGTTGGCACAACATCAGGGACTGTTGCTGCTGGTGATGATGGCAGACTTGGAACCGTTAATAATAAGAGTGGAGGGAGAGTAACATCAGATGTTGCCCTATCCGGAAATTTATCTATTGACGGTTGGGATTATGTATCGAAGTCCCATGTAATAAAAGAATCAGATGGAACCAATATAGTCGGTGGATTTAGATTTATTGGTAACGGCGATTTGCGAGCTGATCTATACCATTATGAAAGAGTTGGTCAGCACCATCTCTTTGGGATGCATGTCTATGGAGGTGGTGGGAATTCTTATTATGAATTTAGAAATAGCGGTGATGCTTATGCACCAGGCTCGTGGAATGTGTCTTCAGATCGAAGGTTAAAAACAGAAATAAATAACATATCTAATGCACTAGATAAAATAAAAAGTATAGGGGGTTATACGTATTTAAAAGAAGGGCGGAAAGAGGCTGGGGTTATAGCGCAAGAAGTACAGAGGGTTGTTCCGGAGTCTGTTTCTGCATCACCGTTTCATAAGCAAAACGGAGAGGTCATTGATGACTGCCTTAATATTAATATAAATGGCGTTGTTGCGTTATTGATTGAAGCAGTTAAAGAGCTTTCTATTGAGGTTAATAATATGAAATCCTCTAGTAATTTTCATGGAGAAATCGAATGACATTAATCAGCGGCGTATTAAAAGGCCCTTACGGCGATCCTCGTTCCGGCGTAACCATTACCCTGCGCGCTGTCAGAACCTCGTCAACGGTATTGAGCTTGGCTAAATCACAATCAGTGACGGATGATAGCGGTAAATATTCCCTACCCGTGGAGCCGGGCGCTTACGAGGTCATCATCTCGCTGTATGGCGCGCAGCCGGAGCGAGTGGGGGCTATCGAAGTTTATAACGATTCCTTGCCTGGCACGCTCAATGATTTCCTGCGTCGGCCAGGGGAAGGCGACATCACGCCGGAGATTGTGCAAACCGTCGATCGTTTGCGTGCAGAGGCGGCCGCTTCCGCAGGCAAGGCATCTTCCTCTGCTGCGGCGGCAAAAGTGAGCGAACAAAATGCGACGAAGAGCGCCGCTCAGGTAGTGACCGCCTTTGATAATGTGCGTTTTAAGCTGCCGGAGAACAACACCAATGCCTCTGTCTGGTTCCTGTTGGGGCAGTTTAAAAATGCGGGGCAAAATGGCGTCGGGATAGCGCTTAATTTCTACGGATCGAATGGCTATAACGGATTTGTTTATAACGCTGGCTTATCACGCCTGATGCTGAGAACGGGTAATCTTGGTGCCAGCGATACGACCAATAAGGCCAATCGTATCGGCGGCACCTTTATTAACGATACCGGAACGGCGATCTTGGATATTCAGGTTATTGAATCCAGTCGTGATAATTATGATATTTATGTGAAAGTGAATGCCTTCACCATCAACTGCTGGTATACGGTTGAGCAAATTACCTACGCTAATGCGGCCGGCTTGCGCTGGGAGCATAAGGCGGTAAAACAATCGGTGGAGCCGGTCGGGGTGATGAGAATTGATATGCGCACGGGCGTCTCGTTCTCGCAATCCCAGGCGCTACCCGACTATGCCACTGTCGCCCAATCTGCGATCGGTGGGTTTGGCACCGGACCAATTCATACTGAGGATGCATTTGCGAAGGATAATAAATCCTCCATTCAACGCTACACGGTGGCGACGGCCAATCGGCCGGGCAATGCGTCAGGGGGGTTATTAACGCTGCCGGTCGATGGCGGCCCTTCGTGCGCGTATTTTGCTACATCGGTTGCGCGGCAGGCTTGGGTGGGGAGTTCATCTACCGCATTGCCTTCAACTATCACCTGGTCGCGGTTATTCAGCTCGTCCGATCAACCCACCGTCGCGGATATTGCAAACCTGAAAGACTGGGGATTGAGTAAAGGCGTGACTGCGGCGAATAAAGGCAACTTCAATGCGCAAATGCAAAGCCGCCGGGGGTATGCGGCTACCGATCCGATCGGTAATCCATTCAAAGATACCGGGACTTATTTCCTCGATACGCGCTCATGGGCAGTGACGCAAGCGGGAACCGACGACAGCTATCGAACGGTGCAAACCTGTTACGGCTATGGCGTGAGTGCTGCGCAAACGGGGAGAATTGCCGTGCGCAGCTGGAATGGCACCGCGTTTACCCCCTGGGTTTGGATGTGGTCGGAAGCCAACACCACCGTTGACGCCAACGGCTTTATCAAGAAAGCCTCGCCGATCGCCAGATTGTCCGCTGCGCCTGAGCATATGCAGGCTGACTATCTGGAAGGCGGCTTTGCGCTGGCCGGTTGCGCAGCGGTTAATGGTGAGGCGGACGGGGTGAGTGCAGAGCGAATCTCCGTCGGCGTTTATCAGTTGAATGGCTCACTGGGGTTGGCAAAGGAGGGCTGGACCATTGAGGTGCCGCAGGATGTCAATGGTAACCGCCTGTGCTTTGTGGAAACCGCTACCGATAGCGACGGTGGCATCACGGTTAAAATCAGCAAACGCCGTTTTGACATCGATACCGCAACGGTCGTGGCCGGCGAAGCGATGGATATCCCTGAAGGGCGCTGGATCGATCTGCGCCTCGCCATGCCGGCGCGCGAAAGGGTGGAAGTACTGTCGCCGGAGGCGCTGGTATCAAACGATGACACATCATCGGAAACCAACGCGGTTTCATAAATAAAGTGGATGCCAGGTAAAATGCCGGTGCGGTAGGTTATTGGCCGCCTAATGCATCGGCGCCGGCATTATCACTGAGAGGCTCGGGCAAACACGCTGCCCGTTCTGCCCGGCAAGGTTCCCGCTGAGCGGGAGTCAATAGCGTTGCTGCCCGTCAAATATCAGTGACCAGCCACTGATCCGCTTCTTCGAACATCTCTTCCAACATTCGGTTCAGCTTCTCACGATCGCTTTTACTGGCGTCGGAGTTCAGGCCGTTGGCTTGCATCGGTTTCACGCGCACGTCAGCTTCCGGGAACAGCGCATGCACACGTTTTTCCAGCTCGTTGCGAATAATCTCGGCGGCGTTGGGCAGCCCAGCGACGTTGCGTTTGTCGTACACCAATTCTACAAACATGACTCACCTGTAAACACTGAATTAATGTACAGTATTCTGGCCTGAGGAAGACCGGTTGGCAAGAGGGCGCGCGGAATTTTGCATGATGCGATCATTCGTGCGCGGCGTGCGGTAACCCCTGCAACTGAATCACTAATTCCGCCAGGCTGGCGGCTTGCATTTTCTCCATCACTTTCGCCCGGTGAACCTCTACGGTGCGCAGGGCGATATTCAACCGCTCCGCCATTTCCCTGTTCATCATGCCTCGCGCCACCAGCTGCGCGATGTCGCGTTCTTTCGGCGTGATAGTCATGTTGTGTACAGAGGCTTCATATCTCAGCCATACTTGGGGCAATGCTCTCTACGCTCGTTTAGGGAGCGTTCAGGGATTCCACGGTATAAACGAGTCTTTACAATTTGAGCGTTTCATTGTCTGAAAATCCTAACAAAATCGGCTTGTAGTCGATGATAAGATAGCCCCTTTTAGGCTAGGGGATGTAACAATGGAAAGACGCTCGGTGTTGAAAAGATTGCTTGCGGCTGGTATTGCCGGCGCGTCGCTGCCTGCTATAGCCGCGAATATCAGTCGGAAGGATAAAAGCGTTCCTACTCCTGACTCATCCTCCGCCACTAACGCAGACATTGCCACAATGTCAGATGTGGCTCCGGTTCAACTTCGTAATAGTTTGTTTGGCCCTGATGGAGCAAAGTTCATTGGTATCGGTAAGACTAAAATAGACCAATTATTGGAAGTGCATGTCAAACAATTTGGCGCTCACGAGTGGACTGAACCGGGTTACGAAAATTTTGACAGTGCTCCGGCGTTCCGCGAGGCAATAGCTTATGCAGCTCAAAATGGCATCGGTTCTGTTAATGCGGAGGGGAAATATAAACTGCTGTCCGCTGGGCCGACAATGTATACATTACCTTATGATGACGGCACCGTTTCTCCTGAATTCATTAAAGGGGGCACTGACCATAATATAGATGCGGAGAAGAGGGTTACGATGCCAGTTGTGCTCGACGTGCCCAGCTATGTACGTTTGAAAGGCGGCCATATAACCAATACCTATTGGGATTTTGGTTGGAGCCGGCAACGTGACCCTATCAACATTAAGCAGCATATCGGCATCGTTTTTCGCGTCTCCGGTTACCCCAAAAAAGATCGCATGGTTGCATATGTTAAAGGTATTGGTATTTCCAATGTCTCCATATCCCGCGCTTTTATTGGCATTGTTTCGGATGGGGTCATGTTCTATCACACCGAGTTCAACAATGTTAACTACAACAATTGTGGCATTCCTTTCATTGCTCAGGGGGCCGACTCGATGAAATTTGGTGGGACGACATCGCTGGAAAATTGCCTGGCTGGCATTGTCATTGGCGGTATGTGGCTTACCAGGAATAATACATGGCGAGGGGGAAAATGGGTCCCACCGTATGTGGATGGCACTGATATTTATGCCATGGGGTGGTGCGACGCTTTGAAAGTGGAGAATATCACCGCTTCATATGGTGATTCGCTGTTTGGCGCTCGTCATTTGGCAATTGATAAGTTTTTCGATACCTATTTTTATAAGTCCGCCAATAGCAGACGCACGGCTGATGGTGGACGAATGACGAATGTTGATGCTGGCGGGAGGAATACCGATTATTCAAAAGAGCCTTATCGAGGCATTAGCCACCGTGCCTTCATAAATTTTTCACGTTATGGGCGGGGTAACTGTAATATCGAGATAAAAGACTCGAAAATATGGGGCACCTCGCGAATTCCTTTCTATGGTGCGAACCTGGTTGGCGATGACTATTATGGGCACATTGATAACATCTACGCGGAAAATGTCGGATTTTTAGATCCAACCAAGCCTTGGAGTGACGAAAACAACTTTTATAAGTCGGGCATTGATCCTTATAACCGAGATCGGGATGACCTGTTGTGGGTGGCCGCTGAAGGGAAGTTCGGGGTAGATAAAATGACGATCCAGGGGACGCGCTGGCGTGAGACCTCTCAGGCGACGCGTCCTTTTAATGGACGACAAAAGTTGGTTATCTATGCGCGAAAAATGGCAGATTTGTTCACCGGTGGTGCGCCTATTTCGATGTTAAAAAGTTTGCGTTTAACGGCGATCTATACTGACAAAGAAGAATGGATGGATGTTGAACGCTTGGCTGCGGATCGCTATGAAATCCCGCCGATTGCTTTTGATCGTAGCGATGCTGACTCAACTCATTTGTTCAGACATAGGATTGTACCCACTCAGCTTAAATTACACCAAAATAATCAATTTGTTGGAGAAATTAAGGCTTCCGCTGTATACACCGCGGGCAAGGTTGAGTTGTATTGTGAAATGACTATCCCTGCCGACGCCGCCAGTCTTACTGGCGATATGAACATTCGTTGGATCCCGATTATTGAAGAGAAGCTTAATTATGGCTCTTCGGAAATGGGCATCATGGTGTTCAATTGCAATATTATTTCCCATCAACAGTGCGCCGTGCATGATAAAAACGGCAAAGCAATTGGCAATGCTTTTATTCCCAAGTTGTTGATCGCCGCATCGGGGACAAACCAGACATTGAGGCTATTCTCCGACCACCAAAAGACAATGCCACTAAGCATTGCAGATTTCGCTCCTGGCTCTCTTCTTAATTTTAAGGTCGAATACAACAGCACCTGGAAACTATGGTGA